GCCCATCGGCGTTCATTTGGCATTGTCATTGGGAGTATTCTCCTTCTTAGCCTTTATTATACCAGTATCTTCGTCCATCACTATGACTTCAGATGATATCAGCGTTGCTAGTAGAGCAGCGATGCCTGATTCCTCCCCCTGCTCAAACCCATACCTGTATGAAAAGTATGTGTTAGCTACAACAAACCCCAACACTATAATAGTCCATTCTAATGACATTCTGTTATCCTTTGTCTAGCTTACTGTTGAATTTGCTTAACCGCATACCTTTAACATTGTCAGCTTGGATCTGATGATTCTTGCCATCGTCAGGGATGACCATTATGATTGTTACGTCAGGGTGTTGTCGAGCAAACCACTCAAAGTATCGTATGCGCCAGTATGAATCAGCCTCTTGGGCAGCTGTCTCGGGTCCATAGTTCTTTGTACCCTTGTAGACATTACCAACTGATTCCTTGCCCTCGAGTATGAAGTCAAACCCTAGACAATACAGTACATTATGACCAAGCTTGATAGCCTCAGACATAGCATTCATACCAGCATTAGATCTGCGGCGGGGGACGCTATACTCAGCAGACTCCCACCTCTCATCTTCAGGCGGGAATATGATAGTGGTGTTGGGTAGCAGTGACCTATGGCTTTCTATCTCTTTGATCATACCCTCATCGATGGCTACGAGGTAATCAAGTACCCCGAAGTCACGATAGAGTGCGTTACATCCGAATGTAGTAGCATTTAAAGCCAGAGTGAAGAGATCAATAGGTTCACGGCTTGGTCCATTACCTATTATGGCTGCTGCTTTGAGTTGATTCATAATCTATTTCTTCCCACTGCATATTAGCGGTGGCTCCTTCAAGTTTTATCTTAGCATTATGCCGAGCTTCAGTTTTGAGTTTCTTAACCCTTAGATTATCTTCAGTGTATTGCTTGAAGCGTTTCTTAATCTTATTGGCCATAGTGATGCTACCTTCTTCTTAGTTCCAGTCTTTTGCTAGGTTGGGAAACGCTTCTGCTACTAGGTTTTTGGTCAGACCTTTGTATAGTAGTTTGCGGTTCTTCATGCCGAGGATAACCTTTGCGTCATCAGGATCTACAACTTCTAGCATTTGGATGAACAGGCTCTCGCGCTTGGCGGGATTCAGGTTCTTCTGCGTATCAGTTGGACCATCAACGAATAGGTACATCTTCCGCAATTCAGATATGAGTCGAGCCTCTTGATCAGCTGACTTAGGGAGTGGTCTGTATGGGGGATCGGAGTCAGGGAGCAGCCATTTGACATTGGGGTCATAGGTGTATCCTAGGACTTGTTTCATCCCCGCACTACTGTACTTATGCAGGATGGCTATCTTGTCTTTCTTGATCGGAGCATCCGATACTTTTTGGAAGACTTCATGAAAAGTATTATGTCGCATTTGTTTCCTCACGTAGATGTGTTATTACATCAGATTCAGTTACTATTACTACACGCGCACCGCACGATAGTATGGGTTTATCAGTTTCAGAGTACATAACCCTACTTGGGCCAAGTATCTCCACGTCATGACAATATTTATTCGTTTTGCCTGACTTGACTGTGATGACCGGATCATCCTTCCCATGCTTCAAATTAGCACGGATCTTATGTTGATTCACATGAATATACGTCTTAGCCATTATGACACCTTCTCAACAATAACCATATCATATCCGCCAACTGTAGTGAACTCTTCCATAGCATTCATCGCTTCTTCCAAACTATCGTATGTGCCTAACCGCCTATCACCACTTGATATATAATACATCAGAAATCTCCGATATATTCGATAAGATTCTTTAGCTTGAACTTGATGAAGTAGTTGAGCAGACCACGCTTGGCTGGCTTCTCATAGTTATCAAACTTCTCATTGATTTGATCACTAATCTCTTGAGGCACCATATCAAGGTCAACCAGTTGCTCATTCCTACGATAGTTCCGTAGCATATCGCCAGTACAGAACTGCTCTGGCTCTTGATCAACCCATACGTCTATCTTCTTAGTTGCCAGAGGCTTTTGGCGCTCGCTTGTCATGATACAACTATCAGATGATAGGAAGTTAGGAATACCATCACCTCGGTCGCCGCGCATAATATGCTCACGTAGGAAACGCCTCGGATCCTTGATGGTGATATTCTTCTTAGTGATGGGGCTGAACTGGTCGACATTACTGTATTTCTGTAACTGACCAAAGTCCTTATCACCTGACAGTATCAGGATACGCTCAGAGGTTTCGTTATTCAGCCATACACCGTGACGAGTAGCGAGTACACCAATGACATCATCAGCCTCAGCGTGCTCAACCTGTATCACGCGATATGGGAAGAACTCCTTCAGCTCCTCACGTATCTTGTTCAAGGAATTGAATACCTTACTCCAATCGACAGATGAATTCTCACGATCCTTCTTACGATGGGCTTTATAGTATGGGAATACATCTTTGCGCCAGTAGTTGCGGTCATCGCAGCAGATAATCATCTCACCATACTGCGCGCTGAACTTGGTCTTATAGCTGCGGAGGCTGTTAAGCACCATATGCCTAACCAGCTCTTCATTAAATTCTTGACCACTCATGGCGATATGCTTCATCATGTTAGCGATCATTACTTGGTTTAGATCTAGGAGTATCATCTTTATTTACTCATTAATTGGTTGTTATACTATTATAGCATACCTTTTAACAAATGTCAACTTATTCTTCTTCAGGATCCTGCGCTTCCATATCTTCTTTATCGAGTAGCCAATTGCCATATACCTCATCGGTTTCCTCATTATACTGGACTTCTATCAGGCTATCGACCACATCTTGTAAGAAGTGATTATGACCACGCGCTCGCATTATAAGTGACCGCAATCCCTCGGTGGCAAAGATGAAGTCCCGAGAAAACTCAGCACTCTCATCCGCTAGATCAAAATCCATCAACTCATCTAGCAATTGATTAATATAACCCTGTACCACCTCTTCAGTCGCATCGACCTCATACTGACGATCTTCCCGAACAGCTTCGGCGGCCACCTCGACCACGCCGTGTTTCTTTGCTTTCGCCTTACTAAAATCAATAACTTTACTCAAAGAAATTCTCCAGATCATTAGATTGAGTTCTTACTTGCGTCATTGCCTCAGGGGTATCCTCGGGAACATATGTCTCAGCGTTCCATCCAGCTGGCTTACCGCCTCGTTCCTCAGAATAGCCATAGATATATCCGAGGTCAAGATAGTACACGCCATAAGTGCGCTTTGGTGTCCCGTCAGGCTCATATGCCATAGTAGTACAGACACGGTTCATACGGTGCTCACGAAACTCACCATAAAACATATCAGTCCACGTACTGCTCTCAAGATAATTCTGCATAGATCGAGCATAAGACTCAGCATTAACACGCTTCGCAGTCGCACCCTTGACGCCGGCACGCTCGTTCTTACGATGCTCAGCCGCGAGTTCACGCTGAGTTTTGATCCACGCCTTAACACGTTCCATACGTAGAGGATGTTCATCGTCTAACTCAAGCACGGCAGGGTGGATATTCTTATACTGAGGGGGATTTTCCTTTAACCGCTTCTCGCGAGCCTTAGCCAACCGCTCGATAGCAGCAGCCTTTTGCTCAGGACTCATTGCTTTACGAGGTTTACGAATCTTCTTACGGACATGCTTCTCTGGTTCTTTAGCCATCTTATTTCACCCAAACTTTACGATACATAGAAGGAAGGTTATCACAACTGTACATTTCAATAGCGTCATCTTCGGTATAATTAAGAACTCTTACGCACTCACCGGTAGAATTGCTATAATGGACGTCAGGTTGGTCAAGAACCTTTACGATTGAGTTCATCACGAACGATATAAACACCGCAGCGAGTAATCCACACGCCACGGCCACTGCTTTTTCTTTATTACTTATCATATTACGCTACCTGCGCGAAGCAATTAATAGTTGGCTCACGGATCTCCGTAAACCCTACACGATCAACCATATAAGTAGTTACAACCGTATCAACCTCAAGTTCAAGGATATCGCCGACCGACATAGACTTACACATCTTTTCGATATACTCGATCTTCTCGAGGTCAGAGTCATTCCAACGATTCAATATCATAAATGCTTCATCAAGTGAGTCAGTGTTAAGTGACGCTTTGTACTCAAACAGTTCAGCATGCTTTTCTTCATCGTAAGAAGCAGCGCCAAACACTGTTAATTCACGGTACATTTCCAGCTCAGCAGGAGAATAGTCACGGGGCAAATCATATTGGAAAACTCGAACAGTCATAATACATCTCTCTTTCAATTAATCAATACGGGTATTATGGACCATTGCAGACTTTTTGTCAAGAACTATTTTAACTATTTTTATAGTATTTCGTTATATGCATATAACTTATTGTAATATAGCACTGAACAGCGATGCCCACTCCTGCTTCTTCACTTCCCAACTATGATGCGTATCAATGTGACGTTTGGCTGTTGATAACTTAGCTTCAGTGTTTTTACTACGGATATTCTCGATGGCTTGATTCAGCACGTTGACAAAGATATTCGCATGTACCTGACGATCCTCGGCAAACTGATACTCTCGGGCATATCCAGCTGTGGTCTCGAATAATGCCGCATGGTTGGGGCATACTACCTCGCATTGAGCACTCATCGCCTCAAGTACAGCGATACATGAGGTTTCTGGCCAGATGTTAGGATAACCAAAGATATGCGCCTTCTTCAACGCTTCTCTGACCACATCATTAGGTTGATACCCATGATATGTCATTTGGGGGTGGGCTTTGATCTGATCAAACAGAGGTTGGTATTGCTTATCGCGCTCTTCCCATCCATATATCGAGAATGACGAGTATACGTCAAGGTGAATGTTATCATTCGTCTCAGCCAGCTTCTCAAAGCAAGGGACGAGTAACTCTAATCCACGGTGCGGAGTTGTGTGATAGATGATGTTGATTTTATCAGTGGGCTTCGCCTCATCAAGCATAATTGGGTCGATGGCGTTCTTCATTACCAGCGAACTTTGATACGGCACCCCCAATGCTAGATTATAAGTCTGCATCTGTTGGTTGCTGACGAATATCAGCTTGTCGAACCGATTCCTGCTGTCGACATCCTTTAGGTGGGAAACTTCGGGGTCATTGAATAGGTCGTGTAGCACTAATAGGTTGCGCTTACTCGTATCAACATTACGAACTCGTGAATGTATCACGTTAATCTTGTCTTCAATACCCATTTCAGTGATCAATCCCTTGATCCTGTCAGCCATCATCTCGGTGCCACCTTTAGCGCCGGTATAAGTCCCATCATCAGTTGGACCAAGAGCCTCAACTTCAGTGTCATCAATAATAGTCAGGCTCATTACTTTGCGACCTCGATTTTCTTACTCTGTAGGTAATTTCTGATCTTACCTTTCAGCTTGGCAGGAGTGTTTCTATTTTCTAGCGCGTCTTGCAATTCAGAGACTGGGGTTGTGTGCATATATGAGTGCTGCATACGCCCATTCTTCTTTCTCGAGCTTTGCTTAAACTTAATTGGCATTTGCGACCTCCTTCCTGCTATCAATCCACATATCAACTTCCAATGCGATTAGGGTCGCGCTCACGATTAGCTGGACTGGGTCAAACAGAACGAACCCAGTTACTAGACCAACTAAACCAATTGTCATACCAGTACCGATGGCGGCACGTGATTTCATAAACTTACTTAACATATTCTACCTCTTTTTAATGTAAATGTCAATGTTTTCTTTCAATTCTTTAGTCGTTACAGACTCAACTTTCTTCCCCTTGTATATAGTCCATATGCCCTCATGGGCTGACTGTAATGCAAACTTTACATTGGGGTATGTCAGGAACATCCCATCAAACTCCTTTGCTTTCAGTTTGCGTTCTTCAAGTATTATCATTCTCAGGTCAGACAGGCAGTGAGGTGATCTCTTTAGTTTCTTATCCATTAGTCCCACAACCCCTCATAATATTTGCCAAATAGAAGGAACCCCTTTGAGATCCTGTTTTGGTATGCATTTAACCCTTCCATATCAATCTTGGCGGTATGATTGGGTCCACGTGTCATCTCAAAGAGGCTACCGTCTTCGTTGGGTATCCATTCAAAGTCTGTCTTTCCAGAATGAAACTGGTCTTCCCAATCGTCAGTCTTACTCTCAAAGGCAAAGATCATTTCACCTATTACCCAGCTCCAACGCTTGTGGTAGTTATCATCAATGGTACCATCCTTTGTGTATTGGAGCAGCTGGTCAGAACTTGGTCGCAATTCGGAGGGCACATCTTCTGGGTACACATAAGGACTGCCGTGCTTAGTTTCCCGCAGTTGCTTTAACATCGGAACAATAATGTGAGCAAGTGTATGATCCATGCTCCAAGTATCCCAAGGATCAATGCGAACTTTGACCTTGTTCTCATTCTTCCAGCCGAGCTTCTCAAAGAGCCAATTATGATACCAACGGTGCGTCGGATACTTACCAATTTTAACTTTCAAAGATTCTGTCCTCTATATAATCGTAAAGATTTCGTTTAGCTTCCCAGCCCAAGTCCTTGAGTTTCTTAGAGTTTAGCTCGCCATCCATACGATTACCATGAGCAGGAGGCATCATGTCAGCCTCTAAATCAAACATATCAGTAAGCTCGAGGATGCTAAACTTCGAATCATGACCAATACCATAACCATCACCATACCCCTCAAATCCAGCAATATACAGGCCATCGACCACATCATCAATATGAGTGAAGTTCCGCAGCTGTGTTCCTGGGTATGTGACGGGCAAACTATGAGCGCCTTCTTGATACATTCTTAGGAACTTACCCACAACTGTAGCATACTTACCGTTAGACCTTTCGTGATCACCATATACGTTGTAGAAGTATACGATAACATGATTGAGGTCATTCCATTGAGAAAACGCCTTTAGATACTCAGTATTCTGGGCTTTGGTGTAAGCATAGGGACTCATGCTCTTACCGTTACCCTCAACCGCAAACTTAGTTGACGACCCAGAGTATATCAGCTTACAATTACCATCATTAGCGAAATTGACCACATGAGGAAACGCATGGTAATTATATTCCATCACTTTATTAAAATCATCAAAACTTTGCTCAACCCTAGAATACTCTCCCAAGTGGTAGATATAATCAAAGTCACTTGGGTCAAATAAAGACCGAAGCTGATGGCTTTCCAAAGTGTGGTACTCCACGCCCTCATGGTGATTTCGTATATCACCGTTTGAGTAGTTATCAATGCTTGTGACCCTATGCCCAAGCTCGACCAGTCGCTCACATAATGCGGAGCCGATAAAGCCAGCTCCGCCAGTGACCAACACGCTACTCATCGCCCATCTCCTCAACTGCCAATGCGACATCAGGGAAGTGTTGCTTAATTATCGACCAGCATTCATCAGCTATGACCATATGCTCTTTCTGTGTTCCATTTCCTCGTCGCAGGTCGCAGTAGTGTACCCATGACCGCAGAGAACCGGCCATATACAGCGTGGTTTCCGTATTTCCCTCAGGCAGTACAGCTCGAGCCTGTTCCTTAGCGATGCCATTAGACAGCGCCCATTGGTACGCTTCTTTAGCGGCATTCATTGATTGCTTCTGCTTCATATTCCACGCTTCGACAAGACGGTCGCCATTAGAAGATTCAGTCGATTCACCGCCCCTGCCATAATCATCAGAGATAATCTCAATAGAATTTTGACGGTTCTTAGGATCCTGTAAACGAGCTATCCTAGTCGTGAATGATTCACTCTCGGCATAACGCTGAGAAAACTCTTGGAATGAGAATGACCGATGGCGTATAATCTGCCGCGATATATCTCGGGTAGTGGTAATTGACATAGTCATGTGTACCATTTCTAGAGGCGACCAATGATTCTCTCTAATCAGATACCGGACTAGCTTGCCAGCAGTCTTGGTATTATTCTGATTAGCGGGATTACTGACTCGGGCTGAATATGCTACCAGCTCCTCGGCTGAATAACAACCAGTTTCTGCTGTTGGCTTACTAACTGCGATCAATTTAACTCTGCTCATATTCTTCCCGTATTCCTCTGTATTCAAGTTCCAAATTAAACGCTTTGCGATACGTATCACCAATCGTCTTTACATTTTTCAACACTGCCTCAATATGGTCGGTGCTCATATCGCATAATCTATTCCACTTCAGTGGCTCATCACCGTTTATACCATAACTCCCCCACTCAACCGCTTCTCGCACTTCAATGAATGGGTCGGTATCCCAGACATTAAGGTATTTCTCATCACCGTGAGCAGAAGCGCGATGATACGCTAGTCCGCCATCTACCATATAGGTTTTGCCATTGGCATCTACATGCTCTCGGTAATCATGACGATGGCGCGAATACAAAATCGTGCCATCAGGAGTCTGTAGAGAGTTCCTAACTAAATTCATTTTATCACCTTTGCCCAGCTACTGTCAGAAAAATTAAAGTCAACCCCACCAAGAACTTCATCAATCGCCTTGATGGTTCCAGGGAACTGACTATCAATGGTCGCCCAATTACCCCTACTATCAATATTGAGGAATTTATAATCGTGTCCAGCTATTATACCTCCTTTCTTCAATTTAGGCAAGTATAATTCAATATCTTGTTTAACAGATTCATATGAATGATTGCCGTCAATGTAAATAAAGTCTACCGAATTATCTGGCCAGAGGTGGTGGCACTTGTGGCTATAGTTCTTATACTCCCAAACCTTGGGGTGGAATCCATGTCGCCATTGACGAGTATTGGTCTCGAACTCCGTACGAACTGCTTCCCACGTTCGGTTTCCTTCATTATTAGACTCTTCCTCACCTTCCCACGGATCAATACAGTGTATTGAATTGAAGATACCGCTCATAGCAAAAATAGCAGTAGATTCCCCCATATATGATCCGATCTCAATCATATTCAACCCACCCTGCATCTTAAGATTGCGGATCGTAGATATAAGCTCGATCAAACCAAAGAAGTATTGGTTGTGCGCCGTATCACGAAACTTAGCAGAAGGATTAAACCTTAGCCCATTTCCACTCATTCACTTTCTCCCCAAAATATGTCAGGACGCTGATCGCCCTTGCCGTTCCAATATACTTTACAACCTGCCGCCTCAATTAGCGGAATGATTGCCGTTAAATTCTTGACACCCTGTTTACTGCCATTGAAGCAAAACGTACTGTTATCAATTTCATCAGAATTGCAGTATCGAGGGTGCCAATCCTCATCTTCATCCCAGGATGGTTCCCAGTCGCCTTCTTCTTCGATGTCTTGTTCATGATTGAATAGAACTTTCTCAAGGTCAATCTCCTCATCCATGTACTTACCTTCTTCATGCGCATCAGGAATCGCACCCCATGCGCAAGACTGGCAGCAAGGCAAACCCCATCCGCAATACCAACCCTCTTCCCGCAGAGTATCAAATAATACATCTAGATTATTCATCAGCTTACTCATCGATCTTATTCCCGTAGTAGTCATGGGTGCCTGCATCATGATTCTTGCGGCGAGCATCAACATCTGATTGAGCGAGAACCGACCCATAAAGACCGATTATGATGCATGCTATCGTTACAATAATTGCGCCAAAAACTTCCATAGTTCACCTCTTCATAGTTATAGTTCAATTATACTACATCCATGTACAAAAGTAAAGCATTAATTCCTGGTGTTGTACGTGATCTCAGTAATGTACCAATGGTACCATCTACGGTATATATTGGCTCGGGCGACAGGGTCGTCAGCCTCAACCATAGCCCAAGTGAAGTCAAGGTCGTCAATATTACCTTCTATAACAGCATCCTGATACTCAGCATCACCGAACGCAACTACTTTAGCGTCATGTAACATTGCCTCTTGACCAACGCCAGAGTTGATCACATATACAGCGTCAACTTGGGGTATGACTTCATGGATGTTCAGGTTAGTGGTATATGAGACTCGATTATACTTTTGTATAATGCGTATTAGTGGATCCATTGACTGGAGGTTGGCAGGATGACCTTTGAATATGATATCAGGTCTATTGGCATCTGCGTCAGCCCATTTACACAGAGCCTCCACAAATTCAGGTACAGTTATGTCAGCATGATTGAGGATAGTCTCGTCATGCGGCAGCTGTAGTGGGACAAAGATAGTTGGGGAGTTGATTCTTGGTGCCTTGCTATCTTTGGGTTGCGCGAACTTAGTACCGCCTTGAATCGCATAATCACGCATGGTATTGAACGCTTCTTCAGTGTACATCATATCTGACTTGAATGTATCTAAGAATGCAGCACCGCCGCCCCATCCCCATCTATCAATAGTGAATAACCAAGGGAACACCGTCTGCATGTAGAATTTAGTTTTATTCTTAATGAGACCACCCCATTGAGGTTTCTCCGTATGTGGCACCAATAGAGAAACATCAGGGTCTAACATTCCTTCGATAGTTGAGTTGAACATCCATCGCGGGAGCTCTATTGTCAAATCACAGTTTACGCTATCGGCGAAGTTAGCCCAATGCTGTCTAATCTCGGGCAGAGGAGCGTCAGAACGAATCTGTAGACCAAACCTTTTGAAAGGAATATCAAGTCTCGGCTTTAGTAGTACAGTCTTCGCAGCTCGAAGTTTTGTTATCCCCATCTGAGCAAACTCTATCTTCTTGTTCACATAGGTCGGATTGTCATATTTCCTTGGACCCTTGCCAGTCCAGATAGCAGTACCTTCGACAAACTCCCAGTCCATAAATTCGTTATCAAAGATAGCAACATGCTCTTCCGGAACTTGCTTGAATACGTGTGACAATGCAATCTGATCAGCGAACCAGTTTAGGGGCAACCCAGCAAGAGTATCCCGTATCCCGTTGGCTATATTCATCACACCTTTGGTGAAGTATACAGCGCCGGCAGCAACCTTCATACCTTCGTGCGATTCGTTCGGTCTAGGGAAATACCCGCAAGGCTGCATTGTTGGGAATTTGAAGTTCTTCATCACAAGGCAATCAATATCAAGCACCATCACGCGACCAGCAGAATCAAGTATAGTGGGCAGAACATTAAATCTTAGGCACGCATAGTACGTGCGCTTCTGGTCACCGGTCAACGCAGAGATGTCAGCATCATCAAACGTAAATGTCACAGCTCGGTCAGTCACGGCATTGACAATGCCCGCCAATGACAGAACTTTTTGGGTTGGGTTGGTTACATGTATATGAGTGTCGAACCCAGCCTTACTTGACGATATACAAAAAGGGAGTCCATGCTCCATGAAATACGCGCTGTCAGCCGCTGCAAAGATTACTGAGCCAAGAGGTAACTCACCGTATAACTCTTGCATACTAATTACCTATTATGTTATATTTGACGTTACCT